GATCTTCCGGTTCAATGCCGGCACGCTCGCTGAGCTGCGGGTTGGCCCGCCGGATGCGTACCTGCCTGAACCGGAAGATCCCAAAAAACGGAAGAAGAAAAAATCCACTGAGGAGGAGGATTTCTGATGCGTGGATTCCAGAGCCTGCAGCGGCAGGTGCTCAACCTTATCTGCCGCGCTGTAGTTAAAAGTGTGGACGCTTCAAAAAAATGCCAGGTGGTGGATCTTGAGCTGATAGCCGGAGAGCCGAAAAGCAGTATTGAGCACCTGGAGCCGTATGGATTTACATCCAAAGCCCAGGCTGGTTCTGAAGCGCTGGTGCAGTTTCCTGATGGAGATCGATCTCATGGCGTGGTGGTGGTGGTTTCGGATCGCCGGTACCGGATTAAGGGGCTGAAAGACGGCGAAGTTGCACTCTACGACGACCAGGGGCAGTCAGTCACGCTGACGCGCAGCGGCATTGTCGTCGACGGCAAGGGCAAACCCATTCTGTTTAAAAACGCCCCGAAGGCACGATTTGAGATGGATATCGAGGTGACCGGACAAATCAAGGATCTGTGTGATTCAACCGGTACGACCATGTCCGCGATGCGGCTTGTTTATAACGGCCACCGCCACAAAGAGAACGGCCAGGGTAGTAACACAGATGCACCGAATCAAAATATGGGGGCATAGGCATGGAACTCTGGCTTACCGTTAATGGCCGTCATGTAAATGCGAATGCGCCGTTGGACCGACTTACCCGCGCTGTCGTTATTTCTCTTTTCACCTGGCGACGAGCTGCACCCGATGATGAAGCAGATACCCCAATGGGGTGGTGGGGGGATACGTGGCCTGTCGCTCAGAACGACAGATACGGTTCCCGGCTCTGGCTGTTGCAGAGGAAAAAACTCACTAACCAAACCGCACTTACGGCCAGAACTTACATCCGTGAAGCGCTGCAATGGATGATCGACGATGGTCTGGTTTCGCGGATCGATTTGCTGATTCAGCGTACCGGTATCAACGAGCTGGGCAACAGCATAACGCTGTGGCGCCACAACGAACCCACGACCATTTCTTTTGATGACTTATGGAGTGCGATTTCAAATGGCTGACAGTGAATTTCAGCGCCCGACACTTGCTGAGAATATCAGCATGCTGCGCACCGATTTGTTCGCGCGTCTTGATGTCAGCGACACGCTAAGGCGTATGGACGAGGATGTCAGGGCAAAGGTTTATGCCGCTGCGCTTCATACCGTGTATGGCTACATCGATTACCTGGCAATGAACATGCTGCCGGATTTATGCGATGAAGAATGGCTGTACAGGCACGCGGCCATGAAGCGCTGCCCCCGAAAAATGCCTACCGCGGCGACTGGATATATGCGCTGGGATGGGGTAACGAACGGATTAAAGGTCGACGCTGGCGCAGTCATCCAGCGTGATAATCTGGTTCAGTACACGGTAACCGCCGATGCAACCAGCGCCGGGGGCGTATTAAAAGCCCCGATAATCTGCAGCACCGCCGGTGCTATCGGCGAGATTGATGACGGCGACGCGCTTTATCTGGTTACCCCTGTTAATGGGCTTCCATCTTCCGGAGTGGCTGACTCCGTTTCCGGCGGGTTTGATACTGAAGAGCTTGAGACCTGGCGCGCGCGCGTGCTCGAGCGCTACTATTGGACCCCAATGGGCGGTGCGGATGGCGATTACATTGTATGGGCTAAAGAGGTGCCCGGCATAACCCGAGCCTGGACATACCGGCACTGGATGGGGACGGGAACGGTTGGCGTGATGGTTGCCAGCAGCGATCAGATAAACCCTGTCCCGGGTCAGGCAACGGTCGATAAAGCGAAAGCGCATATTGAGCCACTGTCGCCGGTAGCCGGCTCCGATCTTTATGTGTTTGCGCCGGTCGGGCGCAGCGTTGATTTTCACATCAGGCTGACACCGGACACCCAGGCGGTGAGAGCCGCCGTTATCTCAGAGCTGCGTTCATTTTTACAGCGTGATGGTTATCCGGAGGGGGAACTGGAGCTGTCCCGTATCAACGAAGCGATCTCAATTGCTACCGGTGAATACAGTCATGTCCTTGTGGCGCCGGCGGCAAATGTGAAAATTGCCAGGAACGAGCTTGCTATTCTCGGGAGTCTGTCATGGACATAACCGACGATGATTACGTAAACCTTCTTTCTGCTTTACTTCCGCCAGGCCCTGCGTGGTCTGCTGACGATCCTGCAATTGCTGGCGCAGCTCCGTCACTGCGCCGGGTTCACGAACGCGGCAATGCACTGATGCTGGAAATTGATCCCCGAACCACTACGGAGTTAATCAATCGCTGGGAGAAATGCTGCGGCCTGCCGGACGAATGCATCCCTGCTGGTACACAGACGATTCGCCAGCGCCAGCGGCGGCTTGATGCAAAGGTCAATCTTGCTGGCGGCATCAACGAAGATTTCTATCTTCAGCAGCTGGCAGCTCTGGGTAAACCAGACGCCACGATCACCCGGTATGACAAAGGCCCGTTTAACTGCACATCGAAGTGCACAGATGCCGTCTACTCAAATGAGTGGCGATATTACTGGCAGGTAAACATGCCAGCCGCGTCTGATGCAACATGGATGACCTGTACTGATAACTGCGAATCAGCGATCCGCACCTGGGGCGATACGGTTGCTGAGTGCGTCATTTCAAAACTTTGCCCTTCCCATACCTACGTAATATTTAAATATCCGTAACGGAGAAATTATGCATCGTATTGATACAAACACTGCGCAGAAAGATAAATTCGGCGCGGGCAAGAATGGGTTTACCCGTGGCAACCCGCAAACCGGTACGCCTGCAACGGACCTGGATGATGATTATTTTGACATGCTTCAGGAAGAGCTGGCTGGTGTGGTAGAAGCTGCAGGGATTGTCCTGGATAAATCAAAACATAATCAGCTGCTGACTGCCCTGACGGCGTTATTTTTGAGCCGGGAACATCCATTTGCAGACATCAAAGCGGACGGCGCCACGGCGATATCCGAGGCACTCTCAAACCTTGGCGTGATAGTAACGTCTGGACCGACATATCTAACGGTAAAAATCGGGGCATTCATCATCATGACGGGCAACTGTAGTAATACTACGAGCTCAGAGGGGAACCTGAATGTGACATTCCCGTTTGCATTCCCGAACAGAGTTTTTTATATGAATATCGCACAGGCAAATTCTAGCTACGCGACCGATACCGACCCTCTAATATATTCACCATATGCGTCCCCTGTTTCTGGACCTATAACCGCCCTGGGCGCGTCCGTGCGAAATACTAAAACGGGCGCATCGCAACCCAATAAATCCGTGTCCGCGCGATACATTGCAGTGGGGTATTAAAATGCGAATTTTTTACAGTGCAGAATATAACGGCTTTTTTACGGATGCAATTGCATACAATCCAAAGCCCACTGATTTAATCGAGGTATCACATGACGTCCGGGATGAGTTTATCGCTGGCCGCGTCGGTAAAATCATGCAGCCCGGAGTTGATGGGTTACCCGAATGGATTGACGCTCCTCCACCGTCTCGCGAGGAGCAAATCGCGACAGCAGAACGCAACCGCGCGGAGTTGCGTATCACAGCGGACTCAGAAATAGCCTGGCGTCAGGATGCAGTTGATGCTGAAATTGCCACGGATGAAGAAGCAGCAGACCTGGCTGTATGGAAAAAATACCGGGTTCTGTTGATGCGCGTAGACACTTCTACCGCCCCCGATGTTAATTGGCCTCAGGCTCCACAGCCGCAGTAATTGATAGGCATCCCCGCATTGATCTCCTCCCGGTTAAAAACTACTGTATACACATACAGTATTAATCGGAAGGAGGTCATCATGAGCGGTTTCCCGTCGCCAGCCAAGGACTTTATCGAAACTCGGCTATCGGTCGCATCGATATGCGGCATAGACGCTAATTGCCTGGTCATTGAAACAACGCGCGGTTATGCGGTGGTCGACAAGTCAATGCGGCCTAAGCCTGGCGAGTACGCGCTTATCAACTATTCGAGTCGGAACCACTTTGCGCTGATAGCGGGCAAGGCACTTATTACGGAAGACGGGGAATCGCTGGAAGGTGAGGCTCTGGATGATGTGACGGTGGTGGGCGTGGTGACATGGCTCGTTAACAGAACGCGGGATGATGATGCGCCGGTGATGTGAATGGGGCATGGATGGGGCAAAAACACCTGTGCGAACTAAGGCGAATTTGGATAGTGACGTTTTATGGCAACTGCAATCATCTGTTATTTAATGCGCTCTTGGACGATCTAAGTTGATTATAAAAATTGCACAGTCATGTGATGAATATGCAGGTGTAGTACGGGAAGGCCATCGCTGGCCTTCTGTGCGTTGACACCGCTTAGCTGCCATAACGCGGTGCCGGAACACCCGTGCGCGATGCACTAAACACGGCTAGTCGCGCCTCTTCA